TGTCGTTTAACGATATTGTCCAGGCCTACAAATGACGTTCACAGAAATCAGAGAGGCCATCACCAGACGGATGACGGCCCAGACGGCTATTCCTGCTGATGCGGTGACATATCCGAATGGACCAGTGTTTGATCCGTCAGGGAGGGCTATATGGGCGCGACTGAATGACATATCAGGGCTGTCAGGCGCTAATGAAATCGGTGCGGGGGCGGTGGTCCATCGCACAGGTGTGATCATCATTCAGTTGTTCGTTCCTGCGGGTTCTCGCTCGCTACTTATCACTCAGACCGCTGACAAAATCCGGGAGCTATTCGAGTTTCAGGATGATGGACGCCTGAGCTATTTCTCCGTTTCAACAGTGCCTGCAGGTGAAAGCGATGGCTGGTATCAGCTGAATCTGCAAATCCCGTATCGGGCTATTTAACCTATTCAAAATGGAGGTGTCCGCATGTCAAGCGGCGCTAAGGTCGTCTCGGCCTTTATTCGAGAAGCTGTCGCAGGTGTTACGCCTGCTGCCGGAACATGGAATCTGCTCAAACGCACTTCCTGGGGCATTGCACCCGACCAGAGCAGTGACGATAACGACGAGATCGGCGGATCACGCATGGCCCAGGGCAAAAGCATGGGAACTGTCGATGTTGGGGGTGATGTCGGAACTAAATTCCGCTGGGGCCAGCATGATGAATTTCTGGCTTCCTGCTTCGGCTCTGAGTGGAAAAATGACGTACTGACGATGGGCAATGATCGTATCGCATTCAGTATGGCCACGTATGCCTCAGATATTGGCGTAGCGTCTATTGCGCGTGGTTGTCAGGTCGGCACCTTCAAAATGGAAATCCCCAACGATGGCGATATTACGGCAACGATTACTGTTGCTGGCCTCGATTGGGATTCCAATGCCAGTGACAATAGTTATTTCACTGAACCGAAAGACAATGCCGGCGAGCTGCGCTACTCGTTCAAAAGCGTCTCCAACATTAGTCTGAATGGCGTTGATGGCGGCAGCGGATTCTGTATCGACTCGTTCGATATCTCGTTTGATAACAACCTTCAGACTCAGCGCTGTATCGGTACTGGCTCAGCGTTCGCTGGTGCAAATATCCAGACCACATTCACGCCGTCAGGCTCTGTCACTCTGTCATGGTCAAAGGCCGCATGGGAGGTGTGGAGCAAAAGTCTTACCGGGGCCACCGTGCCATTCAGTTTTGCTATCGCAAATGATGAAGGCTCTTACACCTTCGATTTTCCGAAAGTTCAGGTGGCCGGCGACTGGCCGGATGGTGGCAATACGGAAATTATTCAGGTGCAACTGGATATCACCGCAGCCGATGTCTCACCGACGATTACCCGGAAAGCGGCAGCAAGCGCCGATGACGCCAGCCAGCCTGCTTAACAGGCTGACTGAGCATTTATAGGAAAAACTTGTGATGTTACTGATTTCAGAAAAAATTGATTTGAATGGCGAGCGCTGGATTGGTGTGAAAGAAGGGCTGCAGAAGGGATTACGGCTCAAGATCGGCAGTATTCAAAACCCTGAGTATCGATCCCGTAACGCATTAATTCGCCGACACATGGAAAAACTGGACGCCACCTATAATGTTGGCACCAGTGAATTCGTTCTCTCCGAAGTGGGGGATATTGATTCCAGTGATGATCTCTTGATCGAGAACTGTGCCCGATTTTTATTACTCGACTGGCAGGGTGTTGGCGAGATGGTCGATGGTAAGGCTCAGGCGATTGACTACACCCCTGAAAAGGGGATTTTGCTGCTGCAGGAAAAGCCCGCTCTTTACTGGATTATCCTGTCTGTTGCCGCTCAGATTGCCGAGGGCAAACAGAAACAGGTCGAGGAAACCGTGGGAAAGTCCTCGAAGCGCAGAAATGGCTCCAGGAGTTCGGCGGCGAGAAATCGGAGAAAGCGCGCTGGCGCCGAGAACAGCTAAAACTCCCTCCCATACCTGAGCCAGATTTCGACAGTGTCTGCTCTGAAATCCTCTCTGCATACTCCGTCATATCACGCCTGCGCCGATATGCCGGTTCCAACGCCATTCCTCTGCCAATCAGCTGTGCTGAGATAGATGCGTTTCTTTCCTCACATCGGCTGATGATTGATCGTGACGAGTTTGAGGCGGGGATATACGCCCTTGATGATGCGTTCCGCACAAGCTGGGCTGAGCAACAAGAGAGGATTAGAAGGAATAAAAAAAATAAATAAAAAAATGCCTGCTTTTGCGGGCTTTTTTTATCTGGAGTAAAAAAATGTCTGAAACTGAGTCCAGGCTTGCGGTTGTTATTGACAGTACGGGCGCTGAGAAAAACGCAGTAAACCTCACTACAGCGCTTCAGGGATTGACCGAATGGGGCCAGAAGGCGGCTGCGAGTGCCAACAAAGTCACGAAATCATCTGAAGAAGAAAAAGTCGCATTAGAGAAATTAAAAACTGCTATCGATCCGGTTGGTGCAGCGATCAACACGGTCGGCCGCAGATTTTCAGAATTAAAAAAATATTTCGACAAAGGACTAATAGACAAAGAAGAATTCGATTTTCTAACCAAAAAATTAAACGAAACCACAGAGGAATTAAGTGGTGTTGCACAGGCTCAGCGCGAGGCTGAAAAAGCAGGCAGAGCAGCGGCAGCGCAACAGCAGGCGCAGGCGCGAGCATTCGACGCGATGCTGGCGAAAATCGATCCTCTGGCGGCTTCACTGAAAAGCCTCGATCAGCAGCAGCGCGCCCTGGCTGAAGCTGCAACTGGCGGCAGGCTGAACCTTGAGGAATTTGATGCTTACTCCGCAAAACTGGCTGAGGCGCGCCGTGAATTAACTGGCGAGGCCCAGGCGGAACGCGATGCTGAGAAAGCGCATAAAGCGCAGGTTGCTGCACTTCAGGCAACACTCGATAAGCTGGATCCGCTGGCGGCGGCGCTGAAAAATCTCGAAGCCCAGCAACGCACACTCTCTGACGCGTTATCGTCCGGCAAAATCAACGCGGAGCAGTACGACAACTACAGTAAAAAACTGGCGGAGGCGCGTCGGGAAGTGACCGGCGAGGCTAAGGCAGAGCGTGAAGCTGTCAAAGCCCACGAAGAGCAGCGCGCTGCACTCCAGCGTCTCGTTGCTCAGCTCGATCCTGTCAGCGAGAGTTTTCGACGTCTGGAGCAGCAGCAGAAGCAACTGGATAAGGCAAAATCTACGGGTTTGCTGTCAACGGACTCTTACTCGAAGTTGTCAGGCACCCTGAGTGAAATGCGCGCTGAGTTGGAGAAATCACAAACTCAACTGGCAAGAACGGGAATGACCGCCAAACAAACCGCGTGGGCCATGCGCATGATACCTGCACAGATGACGGATATTGTAGTCGGCCTCTCAACGGGTCAGTCTCCGTTCATGGTTCTGATGCAGCAGGGTGGTCAGCTCAAAGACATGTTTGGCGGTGTTGGTCCCGCCATAAGGGGTGTGGGGAGTTACGTTGCAGGATTGGTCAATCCGGTTACTCTGGCCGCTGCTGCTGTTGGTGTGTTGGGGCTGGCATATTACAAAGGCCAGCAGGAGCAGGATCGTTTTAATCAGTCTCTGACGTTAACCAATAATCTCGTCGGAAAAACTGCCAGTCAGCTGGTGGCTATGTCCTCGCGTGTAGCCTCGACAGCAAACTCAACTACCGGCGCAGCGTCGGCCGTTATAAACGAACTGGTCAGCACTGGCAAAGTCGCGGGCGACGAACTGGAGCGCGTGGCGGCCGCGATAGTTGAAATCACGCGTGAAACGGGTATCTCTACCGATGAACTGGTGGGGAATTTTAATGAGCTGTCAGGTAAACCGCTCAGCGCGCTGGTCAGCCTCAACGATAAATATCATTTCCTTACGCTGGCGACATATAACCAGGTTAAGGCGTTGCAGGAAGAGGGCAACCAGCAGGAGGCCGCACGCGTTGCAACTGAGGCGTATGCCAGCGCCATGCAGCAACGCGCTCAGGAGATCCACAACAACCTCGGAACGCTTGAGCGTGCCTGGAATTCCCTGGCAAACGCTGCCGGTAATGCCTGGGATAAAATGCTGGATATTGGCAGAACTCAGTCACCAGCTGATGCACTCGCCACACTCAACAAAAGCTTAGCCGACGCCCAGCAGCGGCAGGCAGAGGGCGGGATCTGGAACAGATTTACGGCCAACGCCAACGGTTACAACCTCCCTGCGATGATCAAACAACGTGATGAGCTGCAGGCACAAATCACAACACAGGATGTTTTAACCGGCGCGATTACTAAACACGATCTGGCAGAGCAAAAACTGGTTAAAACGCAGATTGAGGCGGACAGAGCCAACCAGTTATTTCTCAGCAATGCCGAGCGCCGTAACAAAGCGATAAAAGAGCAGAAAAAATTTCTGGATGCAGGAGCTATTAGCGCGCAGCAATACGCTAACAACGTCTCACGCATCAATGAAATGTATAAAGATCCAAAACCGGCAAAAACTCCCAAAACCCCTAAAACTCCAAAAGCCAAAACGTTCAGAGAGGATGCGGGTGCACAGTTGCTTGATTCTATTCATCAGCAAACTGCTTCTCTGAATGCGCAGCTCGTTTCCGCAGACAAACTCACTTCTGCAACTCAGAAGCGCATCAAATTCGAGCAGCAGATAGCGGAGTTAAAAGGGAAAACCAAACTCACCACCGATCAGAAATCGCTGCTGGCGCAATCAGGCGAAATCATTCAGGCGTATAAAACTCAGGAGGCTTTACAGGCCCAGGTTACGACGCTGAATGATTTTCACAAAATGCAGTTGGCCGTTCGTGATCAGGTTCAGAAAACTAACGACCTGCTAACTACCCGGCTGGCGCTGCTTGAAAAAGCAAAAAATACCGGACAACTCAAACCCGGCGTGTATGACAAAACCAAGGCCGATATTTATAAAAACACCCCTGTAACAATGCCAAAAACTGTAACGCAGGTCACCGGGACACTGGCACCGCAGGGCGCCCAGTTGGCAGGCTCTTATGGAGGCATGCAAACCCAGCTTAATCAGGTGATGCAGGCACAACAGCAACTCCAGCTCTGGTTGCAGCAGCAGGAGGCTGCTTACGCTCAGGCCGCGCTGATCACTTCAGAAGGTGAAGCCAGGATGACGGCTATCAGGCAAAAAGCGGCAGAGGCTAATCAGGCGCTGGAGACGCAGAAAAGCACGCTGATTAACACTGCCACGCAGAGCATGATGGATAGCAGCCTCTCAATTCTGGCAACGGGATTTGGTGAACAGTCGGGGATCTACAAAGCGGCGTTTGCAGCGAGTAAAGCATTCGCCATCGCTCAGTCTCTCGTTTCCATTCAGCAGGGTATCGCGATGGCCGCTGCAAACCCATTCCCCTATAACCTGGTTGCAATGGCATCTGTCGCTGCAGCGACTGCCGGTATTGTTTCTGATCTCTCATCGGTTGCGGGTGTAGGCTTCAAAAACGGCGGTTTTACCGGTAGTGGTGGGGTTAACGATATTGCCGGGGTTGTTCATGGCAAAGAGTACGTTTTTGATGCAGCGGCCACCAGGAGCATCGGCGTTTCAAACCTTGAGAACATCCGTAAAAACGGGCTGGACGCTACTCTGTCACGCGAGGGATATGGTACCGGCGCTACCAACGTGTCTGGAGATACGGTGTCCACTAAACAGAATTTTAATTTTACTGGCTCGCCCATTTCCATTAACGGTAACCCGTCTGATACCACGATTGCTCTCGTCAGACAGGCTCAAATTGAGGGGGCTAAACAGGGCTATGAGATGGTCGCCAAACATCTGGCAAACGGGCAGGGTAAGGTCTCGAAGGCCTTGGGTAATGGCTGGAATACAAAACGGAGAATCGGCTAATGGCGGATATTTTTTATCCTCATGATTATCTGCCTATGCCTCAGCAGGAGGGCTATGGGTTCGCCCCTATTAGCCCTCTCGCGCGAACCACAATGACTTCAGGCAGGGCGCGTCAGCGCCGTCGTTATCTTTCAACGCCCACGAACGCCTCGATTACATGGACCTTTACCAATCAGGGGGCCGCTCAGTATTTCGAGTTGTGGTATCGATACATTCTGAAAGATGGCGTGAACTGGTTTTATATGAAACTGCAAACCCCGGCAGGAGTAGATACATATAAATGCCGCTTTACCGAAATTTATCAGGGGCCGACGCTGATTCCTCCCCGTTACTGGAAATTTACGGCAACGCTGGAGCTTTGGGACAGGCCCACCATTGATAGTTCCTGGGGGGATTTCCCGGATTATATTGTCAATGCCGATATTATTGATCTGGCTCTGAATAGAGAGTGGCCTAAAAATGACGATTCTTAACAGACTATATGCCTCTGGCGGAGAGGATGTAATACTTGAAACGCTGGAAATAAATGTTGATGGCAACATCCACTGGTTGACAAGGGGATGGACCGATTTTACAGCAACGCTTGAGAATGGCGTTCAGCAGTCTTTTACTGCCTGTGGTATTGAAATCGCGCTACCTGCTCGCAATGCTGATGGAACTCAGGATCTAAATTTTGCCATATGCAACGTTGATGGCGTGATATCGAAGGCTGTTCGTGAAGCAATCGAGGGTGGTAAAAATGCATCGCTGACGTACCGGTGTTTCAGATCATCAGATCGTTCAGCTCCGGCAGAGCGACCGTTTACCCTGGCGATAAAATCTGGTTATTGGACCGCAATTGAGGTCCAGTTTACTGCCGGTTATATGAATGTTTTAGACACAGCATGGCCGCGTGCCCGTTACACACTGCCGGAATATCCTGGACTAAGATATATTTCATAATCAGCAGTTAAATACGTTTCTCAATCACTCACTGATTCATTCCTTCATTACTTCCCTCTTGCAATTTTTCGTTCAAGTCTACTTCTGAAAGTTTAGAAAAAAATTAACGGCTGAAGTAATTATTTATAAAGGTTTTGTGTGAATTCAATCGATAAATATAGCTCTGTTGTATGGGTAAAGGGTGGCCGAGTTTATCCTCAACTGGATTGTTTTGGGGTTATTAATGAAATACGGCGGGATTTAGGTATGTCGCCGTGGCCTGATTTTGCAGGTGTAACCAAAGACGATAACGGGCTGGATCGTGAGGCCCGAAAAGCGATGCAGAAGCTGGAAAGATGTGAACCGCAAGAAGGGGCGGGTGTTGCCTGTTATTCGGGGCATCTGGTGACTCATGTGGCTATTGTCGTGAAGCTAAACGGGATGCTGTATGTGGCCGAGTGTAATCCCGGATCAAATGTTACGTTTCTTCCGTTAAGCCGATTCAAAAGGCGATTTCTGAAAGTGGAGTTCTGGCGATGACGATCAGAATATACCCGTCGAGGCTACCTGGTGAACCGCTGGAGACCCATCGGCACAAAGATACTACATTGCATGATTGGCTTACTGAAAATGTTGAGGGCTATGAATCATGCGCTCAGCAGCCAATTGCTGCTGAGGTTAATGGAGTATTGATTAAAGCTGATCAGTGGCAGGATACCGCGATCCTTTCAAATGATGAAGTAAGGCTATACCCCGTGCCGCAAGGTGCAGTTGCTCTGGCCTGGATAGCTGTTGCCGTAGCCGTTGCTTCTGCGGCTTACGCTATCTTTGCCATGCAAGGGCTCGATGCCTCAAATCAGAGCATTGGTTCGGGATCTGCTCTGGATTTAAATCCTGCTAAAGCCAATTCTGCTTCTTTAGGCGATCCAATCCGAGAGGTTTTCGGAAAATATCGAATTTACCCTGATTACGTGGTTCCACCTGTTGGAAGATTTGATAAGAATGACCCTGAGAAATACATAAATTCAATGTTTGTGTGTTTAGGCGTAGGAAAATTTGCTCTGACAGAGGGTGATATCAGGGTGGGGGCCACACCAGTAGCATCACTGGGGGATGATTTTAATTATAAACTTTACGCTCCCGGTGAGGATGTTAGTGGGGATGAGCGTTCTGAGGTCTGGTACAACTCAACCGAGGTTGGCGGAACCACCAGTGGCAGCGGTCTGGACATGGGGACGACTGCACCACAGACAGACGATATTCTGGCTGGTTCGGTAACCGTAGCGAGAGGCTCGGCCACTTTTAATGATCTGGAAACTGAGGCAACAGGCGGTAAGACCTCAAGCGAACACAAATTGCCTGATAGTTGGGTTGTAGGATCAACAATCACATTTACAGTTCCTGATACCTACAATGTCTCTAAAAGCGGCCTTTATAGCGTAATCAGCGGCAATAGCCTGGCTGAGATAGCCCCTTATATCGGTATGCCAGTTTCATTGGTTTATAACAGCATTACGCATTCATTATTCGTGGCGAGCTACACGCCTGCAGAGGCGGATATCGAGGCATCAATAACGCTCGCATATGATAGCGCCGCAGGCACAGCGTTCTCAGGTATAGCAGAAGGTGCTCAACGCCTCTCTATCAGCCATTTAAATAGCGAGTACAGATTGTTATTGGTTGATGGGGCTACGGTTGGCCTGGCACGCCTCGTTAATGGCGTTAAAGACGATACATGGCCAGGGTTCAATGCGCGCACATCCTCAGATTTTCAGGCAAGCGGCATTAATGATAATGAATCATGGTTAGGGCCGTTTTTAGCCTGCCCCGAAAATGAAACCACTGATTGTTTTGAGGTGAATTTTGCATTCACCTCTGGAATATGCGGCTTCAATGATCAAGGCAAGAAAAAGTATCTTCAGGTCATTCTCGAGTTGCAATACCGCGTATACGGCTCTGGACAGGGCTGGACCACAAAAGTTTTTAGATATGGCAATAAATCAATAAATGGCCTGGGCTATACAGAGAGGATCATGGCAACCAGTCGGGGCTTGATTGAGGTCCGATGCAGAAGAGCTAACGAGCAAGGAAAAGACAACGCGCGTGATAGCGCATTCTGGCAGGCGTTACGCTCTCGCTTAGGCAGCAGGCCATCACGTTATGCTGGTGTCACTACAATGGCCGTAGATGTTGTTACCGGCGGTAAACTGGCAGCTCAATCAGACCGGCGAATAAACATGGTTGCAACGCGGCAATATGATCGAGGGGTTGCCAGAACAATATCGGGTGCGCTCTATCACGTTCTGGATGGGTTAGGTATCGCTGCAGATGAGGAGGCGATAAATGAACTCGAAAAAACCTACTGGACACCACGGCAGGAGTTCTTCGATTTTAGTGCTGACTCTGAAGGCGCTTCAGCGCTGGATATTCTTCAAAAAATCACATACGCAGGAATGGGATATTTTTTATTGTCCGATGGATTAGCCTCTGCGGGGCGAGAGGGCATTAAGCCGTGGACGGGGGCAATTACTCCTCAGGAAACCTCAGATGAATTAAAAACGACATTTACGCTGCCATCACAGGATGACTATGACGGCGTTAATGTCACATACATCAATAGCGACACGTGGTCTGAGGAAACTGTGCATTGCCGCCATCCTGGCAATCCAACCCCCCTAAAAAATGAGAGTTTCACGTTGGATGGGGTAATCAACAGGCACACTGCCTATCGAATCGGAATGCGGCGATTGATGGGCTATAGATATCAAAAACTATTGCATAGCACGTCAACTGAGATGGATGCGCTCTGTTATCAGTATATGGACCGCATAATACTCACTGATGATATTCCTGGGCATGAAACGCTCAGCTGCCTGATCCTGTCTGCTCGGCTAAACGGCAACTCATTAATCCTTTCGCTGAGCGAGAGTCCAGACTGGAGCTTTAAAAACCCACGCTGTTTGATACGGCTGCAGGATGGATCTGCAACAGGTATTTTGGTGCCGACTCAGGTGGATGAATTTAGTCTGGCAATCACAAATTCTCCATCTCTGATGTTTGATGAATGGGTAATGGACGATCCCGCAGTCGAACCACCCAGGCTGATTTTTTGCAGCTCCGAACGCATGGGCTACGACGCCCTCATAACTGAAATCGTTCCTGCATCGGATGGCACCTGCGAGCTGTCCGCCAGGCAATATTCTCCCCTAAAATATCAGTATGACGACGCTAAATATCCTGGCGACGTTTCCTAATTAAACCCGCTTCGGCGGGTTTTTTTTGAGGCAAAAATGACGACTTACAACACCCGTAATCCGCTGGGCTCTTCCGCGGCTAAAGATTTGTATGACAACGCACAAAACCTCGATCATTTTGTTAATGATTTAGATCAGGTGGAATGGGCCGACCGATTTGGCGTGTTGCGTAAAACCTGGTGGGGAATGGAAATCGATTTCCAGAACCAGATGGAAGACCAGGAACACCGATTTGTTGTCCAGCTCGATAGTCAGGCCGACCGGTTCAACATTTTTATTCAGAACTCTGGATATTCAGTTGTCGGTGACTATGAGGATGGACCGCTCACAATTGATGAGTACAACCAGATCATCCGGTATCAGGCCGAGTTTTATAAGCTGACCGCCTCTACAGATATTCCATGGACAACTACAGGCAACGATGCAACATCATGGGTTGCAGACTCAGCGCACCTTGTAGCGATCGGGGATGCTGCGCTGCGACAGGAAATCACTGGCAATGACGGTTTAAAGCTGATCGGGCAGTGTGCAGATATCGGCACACTACGTTCAACTGAGCCGGAAATGGATGGCCAGAGAATTTTTGTCAGGGAATATGCTATTCGTACCGGAAAAGGCGGCGGAACCTTTGTCTATTGGGAGGATGATACAACGTCTGCAGACGATGGCGGTTACATCATAGTAACTAAAGGGGGCAAACGCTGGCGCCGCGATTGCACCGCTGAAATGCTGAACGTAACACACTATGGTGCGGTAATGGACGGCGTGACAGACGATATGCCCGCCGTGAAACGCATGTATAACGGTATGCTCGCGCAGTCAGGCAACTCAATAGGGGTGCGAACGCCTGCCGGTGATATTGCCCTTAGTTCAACTTTTGATCTTTCAGGTGAGGCTGAACAGGGCTTATTCAGGTTCCGTGGCCCTGAGGTTGAGTATGGTACCGTGCCATTAACTCGTATTCATTTTATTGATAAAACCTCCGTCACGCCGGTTTTTCAGGTCAACGCGCGCCGGATGGAGATTAGTGGTCTGCATTTCATTGGGGAGGGTACAGTTACCCCGTTTTATAAAAACGTCTGTACAGCTGGGCAGTACATCCGCGTCAAATCAATCCGCTGCAATGGTAATGGCGGATTAGTTTTCGATGTTCAGGACACCATTGATACTAAATTTGACCAGATATACTGCTCGAAACTATCAGGTGGATTTCTGAGATCACTTTGGTCCAACACTCAAAAGGCGGGTTGGAACCACTCTACGGCGATTGAGATTTCAAACTCGAACTTCTCCAGCAATACCACCGTTGATGTGCTGCGTTTGATCCGCTGCGGTCAGAGTATTATGCGCAACGTGTGGTTTTCTAATAATGAGTACACATACGATATCTCACAGGGTGGGTGGTTGTTGGATACTGTCATCATGGAAAACTCAACCTATCCCGCCAAAACCAAATGGGCAAAAACTACAGAAATTAACTGCCGTTTTGCGCAGGGGGCGACTGTAGATAACACTTTGTCAGGTTATACACCTGACATGGATAACGGAGGAGCAATTCCTGATTGGGTGACAAACGTAATGGATCAGGGGCGCACAAGTATTGGCGTTACTGGCACCACAATGCAATCAGGGTTTGCATCAGGATTTAAATACACCGATACCGTTTTGCAGAACTCTAATAATGCGGAGACATGGTTTTATGTCGGGCGCATTACGCTGCCTGTGCTTGGTCATACAGCCATTGTGAGATTTCTGGGTGCTGCTGGCTGGGAAACCACGGCAACACCTGTCACACGCCCTGGATCAACCAATTTCGGCGGCGGTGAAGCCAGATTGTATATTGAGATGAAAAAACCGAACGAGGCTACTACGGGCACAATTGAGGCCCACTGGCACGGCGAGGGTGGTACGCCTGTCAAAGAGATACGTCTCGTACACAGCTGGCAGACTATTCATCTTTATGTACGGATCGCGCAGTATGCACGAGCTACCGGCGTTTTTATAGAAACCAATAGCAGGCCAAGGCTTAACTCTGGCTCGCCATTTTATTTTATGGCATCAAACTCGCAGTTATCCAATATTGATGAAATCGTCAATAACGTGGTTGTTCCAAGACGTTGGGCGGTGAATTCTGGCTCTTATGACGGTAATGGTTTTGGTATGGATTTAGATGCAGGAAACTTATTGCTGCAATCATCCAATCTGAAGTCAGTGAATGCTACCGAATGGATCCCGATTTTTATCAATGGCGAGCCGCGCTACATACAGTATCAGGAGTTTAATGATGCTATCCGATTCCCTCGTTATACGTATGCTGAATTACCAGACCCGGCTAAAACAACTTATGGGATGTGTTTCTGTACC